AGTTTGGTTTTTTCTTTAAGAACCTTATCGTATCTATTTAACAATTTAGATTTATCTGACTTTAATACTTCAACATCATATTCAAATGTTCCTATTTTAGAAACTAATTCGCCATTCTTATTTAACTCAATCTTAATAGAATCTTGAGCAGTCTTATAGTTATTAAAGTTTCGGTCTGCAACCCTTTCAGTATTTTCTAAGTCTTGCTTTAGATTTGAAATTTGATTACATTGTTTCAAAACTAAGAAAACGACAATAGCGATTCCTATGAATCGCAGTAATGTCTTGTTATTTAATATAGTGTTTATCATGCGTCATACATTATTATAGTTCATACATTATTGTTCTCCAGTAAATTGGATCATCAGAGAATCTATCATCACGTACATCCGTTGCTACTAAATAAATTCCCCAAGAGGCACCATTCCCAGGAGTTGAAGTATATTCAACATTAGTCCATGTTATCTCCGCAGTATCACCAGCATTTATTGTGATGAATTGTGAACTAAGTACTATAGTATCTGATGTATAATCATTTAATATACTTAAATCACCTGTTTCTGATTGTGTGTACCAGTCTAGTGATGCAGTTATAGAAGTACTAGATGCGTAACTTCCTTTTATTTTTATATATTGTGTGACTTCAGTTTCATTTACCACACGCCATTGTTCATTTAATCCAGTATTCCAGGTACTTGAGTTTGTATAATCCCATAAACCTTTAGAAATATTATTTTCAATATATAGTGTGTTACTAGAAATTTGATCGTATGGGTGGTTTATGCTAATAGTTGTTGCGTGGCTACTGTAACCTACAGTATTGTTTAAACCTCCAGGTGTTTCAGTTTCATTCCCAAAATCACTATCCTGTATTGTTAATTTTAAAAGAGATGGTTGTTCGATGGCGTCTCCAGCCACATGGTCAAGTTCAAATGAAGTTATACTAAAATCCCCTGCTCTATTTATTGATACACTTCCATCAAAGAATTGTGCGCTATTGATTGTAGGTGTTACTCCCATACGCCAGTAATTATCGATTGCAGCCTTTAAAGTTATTTCACTTAATGCTACAGTACTACCTAATTCTGCCGTAATTGCCTGCTCTCTGTTTGAGCTACCTTTTTCATTACCTCCAGATATGATATAATGCATCTCTACCTCAGGTATTGCAGCAGTTCTCTCTGTACCGCTATAATTAAAGTTTACTGGTCCACTATAAGGGAACGAACTATAAGTAACTGTAAAGTTCCAAACGTTAGTATATCCATCATTATTTGAACTAGTTAGGGTAGGGATTTGTGAATTAGCAATAGTATATCCAGGTAGAGTGATTCCAGGGGCTTCTGTCCAATAATATCCAGCAGGTGTCGCTATTGAAACATCAAAACTACCATCTGTACCATTAGTGTCAAGCTGATTCCTTGTTTTCATAGGAATGAAACCGTTTGTATCTGTGAATGTAAAAACAATCGTTTCCTCAACTGGTATTACAACTATAGAACTAAGTGAATCTGAATTGTATCTAAATTTTGTATAATGATCTAGTGTATTACCTACTTGTTCTGGTGATTTTGTATGGTAGTTATATGATACTTGTATATGTAATTTTTTGTTTTGTTCTTCTGCATTTACAGTACGGTTAATGATAGTGTAATTATTATCATCTGGTGTACTTATTACTGGTTTTTTATCATTATCCCAATATTGATCTAGAGGTGCAGATATAGTTATATTAAAAGTACCACTACTACCTATTCCTCTTTGTAAGGGGTCCATTGCTACAACAGCTGCTGGTGCAATTATACCATCATCGATAAACATGAACATTGCGGCCGCAACTGGTGCGTGGTCAGTTCCTATATCGGTCCATGTTAGATCTTCTTTTCCTAAGTATATGATTTGCGGTAATCTTTTAATAGTAAATGTTGCTCCAGATGTTCCCTTTATTAAATCAGGTGAAGTTTGTACTGTTCCAGTTACATCAAATACAGAAGTTCCGTTATTATAAGTAGCTGTTAACGACGTATCTGCACCTCCAATAATAGGTATTTCATCATTTGTTACACTAGCTAATCCTTGCCCACTAGAAAGTGTACTATTAGGATTATCTTCAATTGAATATGAAAATGAATTTAAATCAGGAGTGATAAAAGTGATAGCACTATCGTTTCCCCATGTTTTTCCATTACAAATATACCAACCGGCATATTCCCCTACTCCTCTACCAACATATATATTAATAGGCTCTGCATCTATTGGTGTAACAGTATGTGTGTTTATAAATTTACTATTATCATCAAAATATGCCGGCAACATTGAAATTATAGTACCAACCGGTACCGTACCTCCAATATCTTCAATATTTTTAAATACAATCTTTCCTTCAATATCTGCAGAAGTTGCGATTTTATTTAGCCCTGGGTTTCCAGTAGCTATCTTTAAATCTCCTTGTACTACGACGTTTTGTTTAAATATTGTATGAACTCCAACCTCAAGTGTATCTGCATCTAATTTAATTAAATTCGATGTTGTTCCAGGTATTCTCCATGAAAATTCATTAGCATACTGATGTTGTGAACCGTTTCCGCCAACAAAATATGTTTGCATTAATGCATTACCTGTAGATATATCAGCATCTAATTTAAAAGCGAATGTTGTATTAAATCCAACTGTTTTTAATTCTAAGTTATTATAAAAAGTGGAATGTCTGTTTATTACAACCTGTGAATTTTCTTCAACTTGTGTAGGGTCTGTCGTTGTATATTCGTCATCTGTTGTTTTATAACCTAGTAGTACCGATGGTGCACCGTTACTTAAAGGATCCATTACAGGTAAAATAGTATCTGCCTGGTTTTGTCCATAAGGATTAATAAACCATATGTCTTGCCCATTGCTTCCTTGATCACCCTGAACCCCTTGATTACCTTCGATACCTTGGTTTCCTTGATAGCCTGTTACGCCCTGATATCCAGTATCTCCAGGGTTTCCCTGAACACCCCGAGGACCACCTCCATTTGCAACAAGTTGATCAAAGTTATAATTTACTTTGTCCAGCTTAATGTTATCTATGTCAGATACTAATATTTCCTTTAAGTTAATTGCCATGCCTGTTGTTACTAAATATTTAGTTTATATATTCATTTTTTATTGTCAGTTTTAAATCTAGTTGGGTATTACAGTAGGTGGGCCTATTGTATTTTGCCAGTTCATTGCAAACGTTAATCTATTATTTATATAATCATAAGTTGCAACTGGTTTAAAACCAGGTGGATTACCTTGTGTAAACGAATATACACCGGCAGCTAGCCACTGTGATATTGTAAGATTATTTAAGAAAGTTGCATATGCACTCACGGCGCCATCATATGTAAAATCATATGGATCAGTTGATACTGGTATTGTATAATTAAGAGTAGTTGAATAGATACTCATTCTAATAACATGACCAGCCTGTGGAGTTCCTGATAAATTCCAGTTATAGTATCGACCAGTATTATAGCTACTTCCACCTGAAGTATTCAGACTGAATGATAGCGCAGGTATCACAGGGATTACAGGTGTACATGTTGAAGGAAGATAAACCACCGATGTCGATGTGAATAACGCGTATTTTGTACCAGCGAGTCCTCTATTCTCAACCAATGAATAATATGGAGCACTAGATCCTGGTTTATTTTGATCATAGATCTTTATAACTGGAGTGCTACCCTGTAAAGTTGTCCAGTTTGTGTTTACATATATAATACCCCTGTCAGATGGTGTGTTATAAATACGGTCTATATTAAAAGTATATGATAAAATATTGCTAGGATCCGTATCCATCGCATAATATGATGTAATAAGAGATGTATTTGTACTAGTACATATATTTGAATTATTTAAAGCAGATGCTTCTATAATTATACCATTATACGTATCTATTTGAGTTACATATAATTTATCAATTGAATCTCCTGTAAAACTCACTCCATTCCAATATCTCCTATATGTGTCATTTCCAGTTCCAAACTCTCTTACCCAGCCGACTATACTCTGTTGTAGCGTTGCATGTGCAAGGGTTGTTGCATCTTTAAATAATGGAGTGTCAATTACAAATGGCTGAGTACTTACACCGGCAGGTATTGCTGCACCGTTTATATCAGTATGCATTACTGTGGTTCTAACCACTAAGTCTATATTATATACTACTGGACAAGTAAAGGCCGGTGCTGGTGGCCATGTGGATCCGTCCCAGTATCTAGAAATACCGTCCCTCTGATACCAACCTGCAACAGGGGATGGGCCGGCGCTTAAATCAACATTCCTTGTATATAAAAGCCCTAGTGGACCAGACGCCCAATTATTAGGTGTAGGGGTAGATGTACCGTTAGGTGTGCTAGCTACCCACAAATATGTTTCTAGAGCTGCATCACATGCTAAAAGAGATGTACTTGCAACAACAGTTAACTCTATTTCTACTGTTGTAATTCCTGATGTTACTCCGGGATCTGTTAAACAGTATAAGGAACTTTCTCCTAACTTAATTATATTTACATTTCTTTTAATAGCTATATCAGAGGATCCTGAGGCAGCTGGCAGGGTCATATATTCATCAACTGTTGTTGTTGTTTGCGCTACATCATATTCTCCTGTAAATTGGTTATAAACTGCGTCAGTTGCTGTATTACTACCTCCAATTATAATTGGGGCTGGGTTTACACCAGTTGCGTCAACCTCAGGACCCATATATAGTGCGTTAGACGGGTCTGTGTTTGATACAGTAGTATCATATGAATTTAAGTTAGGAACTTCAAATTCAAGAACACCATCTCCCCATTTTTGACCATTAGCTAAATACCATCCTTCAAAATCTCCACCTACTCTACCTCTACCGTATCCTACATGTAGGTAATTATCAGATCCTATTACAGATCCATCTAATATATTAAAATTAACATTATTAAAATCGGATTCTCTAATTGCAATAAAAGATCCTCTTGGTAGTGCACTAAAGACTTCGTATCTATTTTTCCATTCAACATTACCTGCTACGTCTGTTGAAACTAAAACTTTATTTTCTAATGGATTATTTGTATAAAGAAAGTCACCTTCAACATCAACCCCTGCATTTGCAGCACCGGGTGAAGATGGTACAAAGTTAAATTCAGAATTAACATGAGATATAAGAATTTGATTTCCAGCTATTTCCTTAAGCTCTAGTAAATCATCAGGTTCATTTAATGATAGTTTTGCTTGGTCCTTATATCGAATACCGTCTGGCGATACCGTTTCTCTGATTTCTAATGATCCAGCCTGTGTGCCTAATAGCTCACCGATACTAACAATAAGTTTGTCTCCAGATTTTGTTGTTTTGTATGATCCTCTTTTTAAATTATTAGCAAGTGATAAGTTATTTTTATCGCTGGTTGCTGGATCTGTAAGTAATATGGCTGGTGTTTTCTGAACTGAAATTGCCTCATTGTATTCGTTAGTTCCCGTACCAGGTATGACTGCTCCGAATGCAATTGCAATTGGCGAGTATTCTGGCGTACCTTGGTAGTTTGGAAATATCGTGTCATTAGTAGCAGTGTTTGATCTATTTCTATTCCATGTAAATTTACCACTCTTGCCTTCAATCCCAATAGGTCCTTGGGAACCTTGCTCACCTGGATTACCTTTTACACCTATTACACCAGTGGCTCCATCTGAACCATCAGTTCCTAATGGACCAGTTGGCCCACCTTTCTCTAATTGATTAAAGTTAAAATTAATCTTATCAATTTTATCCTTAGCCCACCAATTAGAGCTGTTTGGATCTAGATCACTTTTGAATATCTCTTTAATATTTAACATTAATTTATGCTTGTATTTTGATATGCAGCTTTAAATTATATTTATAGCCTGGTTTTTTATTATATATTAGTCTAAAACTAAGGCCATCATTTTGATAACCCTGTATGTCTAAATTTGTTTGAGCTGTATATCCTCCGGTTGTTAGTTCTTCTGGAGAATTAACAGATACAAACGATGTTTCTAAGTTCTTTCCTTGAATTCCATAAACTTCTATATTATCAATTATAAATCTATTAATAATATTTTCATAAACGTATATTTCTAAATCGTCCTTAATAGATGATTTATCACCATATGATTTTTCTGCTTTAACATACTTACTAAACTTATTTAGTATTCCATCTTCTAACAATTCGTTGTATATTGCTTTTGGTAAATAAAAGTCTGCAATAATTTCAGAATCGTTTTCTAACCAATGTATCGCTGATTTATTTAATTTATTAAATCTAATAGAATCTAAAGAATCAAGAGATACTTCTGTTGTTTGTGAAAAACTAGTTAAATCGTATTGATCTTTAACTTTCATTATTGTTGAAACCATAAAAGATGAGTCTTCAATCGGATTTAAAGTTCCGGGTGTTCTTTCAAACATACCACCCTGTAACGATTTAATGTAATAATCACTAGCGTATTTAGATTTAAATACATTAAAATCTGATTTATCAATAGCTATCTCCCCAATTAAAGGATATAGTGGTAATTTATCTGATGTTTCAGATAACTTTAATAGGTTTTTAGAATTTTCATCATTCGCTTTATGGTAATACATGTTTTTAATAAATCCATATCCATCATTAGTATTCTTAAATGATCCGAACGCAATTCCAGTATTTTTAAATTTAGAATATATTAAATATTTTCTAACATCTAGAAACGAAGCACCGTATGCCGCACCAGACCCTGTACCTGATCCTATACCATATGTTCCTTCAGTTCCAACAAGGGCCGGTACTGTGACACCCCCAATCTCGGGATCTGGAATAAATAGACTTTGACTGTTATATACGTCTGTAAAACCAACACATTCTTTAAAAATAGGATTATAATCCCCATTAAATCTTCTTAATAGTGTATAATATCCGCCATCATCCCTTGCCTTAATTACTTTCCCAATTTCACCTGAAACTAGTTGATATGCCTTTGGCTTATCACCATCCGCAGTTGTATCTAATATTGATGGTTTAGCAAACTCAATACCATCTTCAATTTGAAGTACGAAATCGTTCAATGTTTCCCCTGTATCACCTACAGTTATATAATTTATTTTTCCAAATTTATTAAATCTATTAGCATAGTTATAAGATACTATTTCTTCAAATAGATTTTTAAAACCGCTATCACCTGAATTCCAATAAAAGTATTCTTGATTAAATGGAATAGCACCAATATTAGTCATATCGTAATAAATTCCATTGCTTAGAGGGCCTGGTGTAGCCCCTGCAGGATCGAATGCTTCTGGTCTTCCTAGTACTTTAATTTCATTATTACTTACGACTCTAGTTACCTTAATTCCCCATATATTCCCACCTGAATCAGTAAAATAAATCCAAGAAAAACTACCATCTCCCATTGGATTTAGAGTTGATATAAATGTGGCTCCATTTGGAGGAGCTGCATCTATTGCAAACACTGAAGGTTCACTATCATTCCAATCCGTGTTAGGATGCCCTAAATCAATTAAAAAAGGTATTCTAGAACTAACTATAGTATCATCTAGGCGAATATCTTTAGCAGTATATGTCATCGATCTAGATAAAGTTTCAATATCATTATTAACCACATTTAAATCTAAAACAACACATATAAATTTAAAGGTGTCGTTTTTTATAACCGTATAATCTACGCTATTCTTTTCTTCATCATTATTATAATTTAATGTCACACCGAATTTATAATCATTAACGTCAACACCTGATATAAATTCAGTAGGATTAGTCTTAGTATCTTCCTTTCTCTTTTTATATACGTATCTAAGACCTCTAAATATTGTGCTTGTGTCTAAGTTTCCGATTCCATTTCCAAATTTAGTAAATAAATCCCTAGCTGCATCATCAACCCATGCATAACCACTCGATCCTGTAATAAATAAACCACTCCACTTAAAATAAATTTTAAAATAATCAACATCAGTTGATTTAAGAGCGTCTATTGTTATTCCACCAGTGGCATTAAAGTCAGTATATGATCTAAGGCTCTCTGAGTATGCATGCTCGTATATATAGTTAGTTATTTTATTAAAATGAAAATGTTCCATGTTTAAATTATCACTGTTCCTACCTGCATCTAGCAGGATATTAGGTGATAAGTTATCAGGACCGAACGCTTCGTTAGAATTCAAAACGTATGGTAAATTTCTAGCATTTGTTCCATTTTTTAATGAGAACTTCATAATAGATGGAACCATTCTACTTTTTAGAGCAGTATCTTGTAATGCGTTTTCAGATAATCTGTCGTATTCTGAAAATACTTGTTCTTGATTTGTATCAGTATCTATATCCTCTGCCTTTAAAACAGGGGTTAATTTATCAAAGTTAGTGAGGTATGTTGGATAGTGCGGTAGACCCTCAACGGAGGTACCTGGATTGCCTGCCAAAAATTCAGCATTTGCAATGGCTTTACCTGTTTCAGTTTCTAACTCAATCTTTAATTCACCTACATCAGAATTTGAAGTACTGTAAAAATCAAAATCAAAATCCTTTATATCATACGCGCTAAACTTACCAAAACTTGGTCTGAACTTTTCATATAACTGTATTATGTTATCGTTTGGTATTTTAAATGAATTTTGTAATATTATTCTATATGATAATTGATCCCTAGGATCTTTAATTATATTAGTTATTTTATTAAACTTATTTAAATTCTTTTCTTTAACATAAAGACCAATATGTACGTTTGCCAAATCCGAGGATTCAACTAAAAATGATGCTCCTACTTTAGAACCACCATCCGCAGTATATAGATCCCAATCATTAAATTGAGGATCCGTGAGTCCTATCGTATTAACTGAACCTGAAATTACTTTAATAAAATCAGTTAAGTTCTGTTGTAATATACCAAATGACATTCTTTTTCTATTATCACCAGGCGCATAGTCTTCAATAATTATACTGCTACCGTCAAAAGTACATGTATAATTTGTTATTTTTGTAATTAATCTACTAATAGCAATTGCAATTTGATTTAAACCACCCTGTGTAGAGAATTTATTACCACTAAATGTACCTTTTGACAACGTAGAATCTGCAATACATGTAAAATCAAATAAACTATTCCCTAATATTTCAATTTCTGTCTTATCTCCAATATAAAACCTATCATTTAAGTTAGGCGTTTCGGTTATTTCAAATTTAATAAAAGCTTTATTAGATGCCTTCACCTGCGATACTTGTAATTTATTATAAATTATTACAAACTTATCGGGAACTATTCTATCAACATCAACTGCAATTGGTAATTTTAAACCTACGAATGATGTGTTGTTTATTATATTAGTATATTTATTTTTACCCAATTTAACGTATGATAACATTGGAATTGACAAGTCACTTTCATTAGGTATCATATCTTCAGCATATAGCGCTGTATTTGATAAATCATAATTTGTAGCACATGTGCCTGGCTTTATGCTTATAATACCGGATTTAGATATTGCATCTACATTAAATGATCCTTCCTCAATATCATCAACATATAATCCAAAGTATCTGTATATTTCATAATCAGTAGCCGTCGTGTCATCGAACATGAATTCCATGTTGATTAAATTAGCAGATATTAAACCATGTCTTTCGAATCCACTGCTCAATAGTCCGTTTGCATATATTTCAGGATTATCCTTTCTAATGTAGTCTCCTCCTAGGAATTCTTTTTTACTTGCAAACCCACCCTTTGTTGTATCAATTCCTTTAAATTCAGCGGATGCTTCTCCTCCAAAGTTAAAATTAATACAAGATTTAGGAACTCCCTTATCATATACGTGATTATGTAAGTATTTACCTAATTTTGATTCTTTTGTAAGATCAAACGTTTTAATTATTGTTGCGTTTTTTAATAGCTCTAAAATTCTAGAGTTTTGACCTAAAGTATCTTCACTATATTGTTCTTTATATTCTACATCAAGAACCCTATATACTACAAATTTCTTTGGTATCTGTCTATCTATCCATATAGGTGCAAACACCTTATATTGTTCATCGTAAAGTTTTGTTGAATTAAACCTAGCACCTGAATTATACTGTTGTTCGTACTGAAATGCATAATCAGAATATGGAGTTAGATCTGAATTCTTTCTAAGTATTTGAAATCTTTCATTTACTGGAATTCCCTTGAAAAAGCGCGATACGTCATTCGAATAGGATCCATCTTGATTAATTTCGAATTTTTGATATTCTACTTTAGATAAAGACTTATTTGCCTTAAACGCTCCTAAAAACATGTCACCTATTGAGTCAACTATCAATTTGATGTTGCTACTCAATTTAGGATTGGTTCTTAATAATGCGAAGGACTTCTTCTCTAAATTATTGTTTTCAATGTTATAGTTTATTGCCATCTATCGGACCTCTTTTTATTTATATTATATATCTATATTATTTAGAGACCTCTAGGGAGTTATGTACTATAAGATGCTATTCTTCACTTATAAGAGTTGGTCTAGAAAAATCTAGTCCCCCTCCAGAGAAATAATCAGTCTTATCACGTAAGCTTCCACCATTTGCATTATAATTTGTAAGCATTGATGAAGTAATAGAGTTTATATTCTTACCTGTCGTTCTGTATTTAGCATAAACTTCGATATCGAATTTAAAATCTTGATTATTAGAATCTAAAATATCTACACCGATTTTCTTAGAATACGTTAAGTTACTAAATATGTTACCAATTACCCCACCGATTCTACCAATACTATTATCAATAGAAGATTCACTAGTTACTCCATAGTAATCTGTCATTCTATATTGAAATACTAAATCTAGTGTAATAGAAGCTGCACTGCTTCCAGGAATAGATTTTTTACCTCTCTTATTATTAGCATCTACTGCTAAAGACTCAGTATCTAAAGGTGATAAGAATAAAAATGATCCACATGAATGTCCACCTAATAGGTATTTATCATTTGGATCAAATGAATTTCTAATAGAATTTCTCATTCCAACAACATTATCAGAATTAGTATTAGATGTTAATCTTAAAGGTGTTTGCATTTTACCATATAAATCAGTAGATCTTAATGGTGTTGTTTTTGGTAATCCAACGAATCCGTTTGATGCAATCTTTAATGCATCCATCCCGCTACTAACTAGAGGGTGATCTCCGTGTATTAATATTGAATTATCATATATACTGTTATATGCTGAAATTCCAAGATTACCAGATGCAGCACCTACATCTCCGTTCCATATAAAATCAGTTGCTGCGTTTGTTGCTGATGTGGCAGTAAACAGTGCAGCACTAAAGTTTCTAGAACCGTCTGATGCTTCCACAACTCCCGTTATGCCATATGCTGTTGATATACCATACTCATATCTATCATATCCCGATTGATCCGCTTGGTCAATATCACCGTTAGCTGTTGGGGCATTTCCATCATCTTCAGATAGGTATAATCCTTTATCATTTGCTATATTTTTAAATCTTGAATATGCGAACTGACCTCTCAATTGTGAAGATTGATCAGGACTACTTTGTAAATGATCTATTGAATCTGAAGTATCTGCATTTCTTAAATTTTGATAAACGACTGGTACCAAATCATATTTAGCCTCATCAGTGTAATAATCATTGTTAGCATATAACGGATCAATTGTACCTGTTCCTAAACCGAATAATGTCGATTGTGAAGAGATATAAGCTGGTAATTTAGTATCTCCAATAATTCTAGCTATTAATTCTAATTCACTTGATTTAGAGTTAGTTAAATTTATTTTAAAGTTCTTAGTTACTATATGTCCTTTAGAATCGGTTTCAGGTAATTCATTAACATAATACCCTGCGAATAACTTTATAGTTTGATTGTTAGCTACAGGTGTTACATTTCCTTCTTCATCGATTATTTGTACTAATAGCTCTCCGATTGTTCCGTCTATTTGAGCTCTTAATCTTTCAATTTCACTTGTTAATTCCAATAACTTATCATAAACAGATATAGGTGATTGTTCCTGCGTTAAAAACCCAGAAGCAACTTTATTTGCGTTATGTGCGAAGTATTTTTCATTTACTAAAAAAGAATCTTCAACATGTTGAAATACCCCAGCTGTTTCTAGATCAGAATTAATAGATACTTTTAAGGCATCTAGTTCGTTTGACTTAACTAAACCTGATAAAGAATCTGTTGAGAGTTCTCCTTCAGGAAACTCTACCTTTACGATAGAAGACCAATCACTTGTTAATGGGTTTGCAGGATATCCTGCTTCAGAAATAGACTTAACCATAATCTCAATGATTTCTCCTGAGCTTATTGGAAGATCTAATGAATTAAAGTTTACTGCTTGAGCATCTTCTTCACTTTCCGTAATCCATGCATATTTATTAGTAGCTACTTGCTTTTCTCTTTTTCTAACAGGTCCATCTATTTCGACCCAGTTTGAAAATGCAGCCGTTTTGCTAGAACTATTAGTTGTATCGTTAAATTCGATTTGATCTACTTGACTAGTCTTTCCACTAGTTGAAACATATCTGTATCTAATTTTAAATTGAACAACTTCTTGTGAAATTTCATCACCAATTCTTCTAGGCTCAGGGATTGGGTAAAAACCTCTCACTCTAAACTTAGGAGATACTGTTGCTAAATCAGAAGATTCTGCAGAAGCTTTTATTTCAGAAACAACAGAAGCATATAATTTAGATTCCGACTCTCTGTCGTTTACTAATGCTGAATATTCATTTCTTTGGTTATCTCTTTCTACTTTAGAATTAAACTTCTTAGTATTTAATAAAGTCTTTTTCTGTTTGATTGCTTCATCTAAATTCTTTAAACTTTGATCAGAAGCTAATTTATCAGATTTTAATTGTTTAATCTTTTTAGTAGTTGTATTGTCTGTTAAATGTTTATTAATCTGAATTACCTTTAAATCAGCTGGATCTAATACCGGTGCTATTGGTGTAATACCAACACTTGATGGCGGGATATAATCAACGCTTAATGCTTTGATAAATTGACCAAAATCAGAAACTTCAGTTTTATAATATTCAGAAAGAGTCTGTTTTGTTCCACCACTTCCGTCTATTTTTAATTCATTTGAATAGAATGCAATACCAGGAGAATATTCTTCTGCTGTTATATTAGAAATTGGATCAACAGGCTTAATAAAGATTATTTGTCTTTCATCAAATCCAACGTTTATCTCAACATTTAAATCCGTATCAACATCTCTATATACTGTTAATGTTTGTGAGCCAATTTTAATAGCCTCATATCCTTCAATTAGTTCTAATTCAACCTGTGATGTTGAACTATCAATTGATTTAATAATGTATCTTGTTCTGTATTCACCAGAGTTTACGATTAATGAATCGCTAATCTTAAGTACCTCAGTTTCTTTAAGTGTTTTAGAAGCATCTGAGTAACTTAATTTGTCAAGAGTGAATAATTTAATAGTTTTTGTTTGAGTGACACCGTCAACTACCTGCGACCTCTGCTCATTAGTTATTTTAGTAACATCGAACTTTCCGCTGTATTGTATAGTTCTTATTGGCATTTCAATTACCTCAGCATCTAAATGATATTTTAAACCATTCTCTGCAATATCAGATTCTAAACCTTCCTTAGTTAATTCGTTAGAGCCTTTATATACTTCATCAAATTGATCAGTCGCAACAGGATCCTGTGAATCAAAGATATATCTTTCAATATAAACTCTTTCAGTTTCTACTGGGATTTGTCCACTAACATCTAATTTGATAGTTAATAAAGGATTTAAGAAATCCTCAAAGAATTCATTTAACTTTGTATTGAATTCAGTAGGGGCTGCTAAAGATGTAATTGATTTAGAAGGTCCTTTAAGTTTTGATGTAAATAATTTTCTATAAGTACCGTCTTTTAATCTAACAGTTGATCCTGTAGTTTCGACATCAGATATAGATGATAAATTAGTATCTAATCTTTCAATCTCTCTTTTTAAATAACCGAACGCAGGAATCTGTACCGATTTTACGCCATCATTAGTTGGATCGTATAGATCAATAGTTACCGTCTTCTTATCAGTTGAAATTGCTTCATTGATACGGTTGAAAATTTCTAATGAATTAGTGTTTAATTCTAGAAACTGTTCGAGTAATTGGGATATTGAATTTTTAGCACTCATATTATCTTATAATGTCAAGTTCGAATGTCTTGTTTATTTCGTCTACACAGATTAATTCAACGTATGGTTTGTTACTTAGTAGATCGGTAGTACTGATCGTTCCTTTAAGAATCCATCCATTCTTTTTGTCGGTGTATATGTTAATAGCTTTGTTGTCTAAATTTTCGATAGAGGTTCTAAAAACAAGCTTAATGGTTTGACCCAGCTTGAATGATGTGCCACTATCGTCTAAGTATATATTCAAATTACTAGAGAATGTATTTTGTTCTAAATAAATTCTTACTAGGTTTTCATATCCTTTAATTCTTGTCCAAATTCCACGATATGCGAAATTATCCGGATTTAATTGATTTGAAGAGTCTATTTTATCTAGTACTATATTAGAAGTATAATCGTATTCATGTACTTCATTTAATACATAACCATAATTTGAATTATGTAATTTGATTTTTTTATTATTTGTCTTATCAACAGAAATTCCTTGACCAGCTCCAATAACATCAGTGTTATATTGAACTTCAGTTGGTATTTCACCATTGATTATTTGATTTAATCTTTTATTAGTTGAAGAAATCATGTCTAAAACAGAGCCAGCATTTTTATAATTTAAAGAAGCATCTTCTATAGAAGCCTCTAACGCAGATACTTTAGAAGTTAAATTATCAGTATTTACTGAAGTTAAAAATAAATTTTCTAAATCGTCTAATCTTGTATTTAATTTATTATGACTGTGTGTTGCATCTGCTAATACTTTAGCAGCATTTTCTAATGCTGATGTTGAATCAAAGAATATATCCATCGAGAACGTAGAGTAATCGTTGATGTTCTTTTCAATTCCAACGTTATCAAGTGATGAATTAAATTTAACATTTAATTTTAAAGCGAATGCATTACCATTTAATCCAGTAACTTCGTTCGGCTTGTACTTAGATAGTTCTGGCATATACCATCCAGTACTTCCTGGATCTTGCTTCCAATTATCTAAAAGTATTACACCATATAAATTTGTTGATCTATTAAACGGATTTGACTTAGAATATACATCGTAGTAAACTGCAATTGCATTAAATCTAAAATCTCCACCTCTTTTTGAATAATCTAATAAATTATTTAATTTCTTATCTGACGCTATTTTAGCATAATGTGATTCTTCCCAATCAATTCCATAATTATATGTATTGTTAGGATCTATATTAATAGTACCGTCATTATTATCTGCTAATGATTCTAAATCAATATTAGCATCTGGGTGTGTTTGTCCAGCTCTACCGTTAATTTCTGAGGTTGGCTGATATAAAGTATCTGTTGTATTGTAATCCGAAGATTTAAATAATACAGTTGGTGTATAACCTACGTAAGAAGGTACATTCACAAACACTTCATTGTATGTATCTCCAGCGTAGTTTTTATCGTTTGACACGTCAACATTTCCTAAGTATTTTACTACTTTACTATATTCAGAACCTGTTTGAACTGAATCATCTTCCTCAACAACAGCAGAAATTCCATTAATAACTTCTTGTGAAGTAGCTGGTTTTGTTCTAAATGCACCGATATGGTTTAACCATTTAAAAAAGATTTTTTCAGAATCTGATGCATATATAGATTCATCAAAGTCATCATCCGATAATATAAAGTTCTCTAAATTTAGAGCGTAATTTTGAAAAGTTTGTGCAAAGTGACGATTGGCATTATCGTCAGGCAATATATCACTATAGTTCGGTGCAACACCACCTCCAGATACTGGACCACCTTCGTATAAATTACTAAATTGAATGTAATTATTTGTACTTCCGGTAGTAGGTTCTGCAACCACTGGTATATCTAATAGAGCGAATTTTGAATACTCAAATACGACATCCGGATTATAATAAGCACGTGTGAGATCTCTAGCTGCGCTAGAAAATGCATACATCGTTCCCCCTTGTTCCTGTGGAATTCTAATTAATGGTGTAGCCATTTATTTGTTAAATATTTTTTTAGATTATACTATAGTAGAGTTAAAGTACGAAATGATGTACCATAAAGCACCGTAAAATCTAAGAGTTAATGTTCCGTTATCAGCAATAGATACTGCAGTTACTCCTGCAATATTAGAAGGGTCAATTGTAATAACTCCCGCACTCGCGATGAATGTTACTTCTTGTCCTGCATTTCCAGCAGCTACTACGTTAGTTCCTGTTAAAATACCAGCATCTAATATATATGCTGATTTAGCGTATGCACCTGCAGTAGGCATTGCTGATACTGCTGCAACTGATTTTTCTAAACCTGCTTCTAATATTAAAGAATCTTCCATTGTGAATGGTAAAGATGCTGTAATAACTGAAGTGTTAACTATAAATAAGTTAGCTCCTCCATTTTTTAAGTTTAATTGTTTTGCATTAACATCCCCTGTTAAGGTTAATGTTTGCGAGCCAACATCTAATAAATCTCTAACTTCAATTAAGTCATCGTTGATAGATGCAAAATTGTCGTTTAAGACTATTCTTGATGATGCTAAGCTGTCCGTTCCTAAAAGTGTTGTAATACTTGCCATTTTAAATAATGTTTAATATGTTTTTTGTTATTGTATTCTTATTTCCGTTTGAATCCTGTATTTCTAACTCTACTGTGTAATATCCTTTGTCTTTAAACAGATGAGTTAATACTTGATTACTATAATATATATCATCGATATTTAACGTATTATTTGTCACCTTCCAGTTTTGTGAAACTATTCCCGGCATATTAGTTAAATCATATGAAAATGTCACGTGATTTAATTTATGTAAGTCCACTAATCCGTTAATAATATATGTATCATCGAAACCTGGATTGTAACTTACAAAGTTTAATTGTCCACGAATCGCTGCTGTATATGGTGAGCTATTTTCTATTTGACTCATCCAAGCAGATTTAAAATCGTATGTCCTTGCAGGCTCTTTAGCTACTGATAGTATATATAGTAACTGATCTTCAGTATTCGGGAAAGGTGTTGAATCTCCATCGATATCAAAAGGGGTTATATCTTCAAATATTGGATTAAAATTAAATTTACTTAAAATAGGATGTTCGTTAGAATCTAAACTATTAAGTTCATCTGCAATTAACTGCCATTGTGATGCAAACCCTATTGTATTGTTAGGAATTGTAGTTACTATTTGATAACTATCCCTTGATATTACACCAGTTCCTGGATCTTTTTGTGTAATATTAATCCATTGATTATTAGGTACTGCCCATATTTGAAATGATGAATTAATATCTGAACCAATTCTAGTCATTTTCCAAGTTACCTCAGGACCATCGTTCCATACGTGATTATCTAAAGCTGACCATTGATAAGGACCTGATGTTTCATTAAACCCACTACCACCTGGTATATTATCTTGATATCTTCTAACTGTTGAGAATTCTAATCCATTTTCTTCAGGGTCTTGTACATAGTTAGCACGATCCATTGTTAAATAGTAAGTACTAATAGTATCTGATACTGGTAATGTATTCTCTCTAGACCAATCCCAGCTAGATCCTGACTTATCCCATGAATAAACATATTCTTGCCAATCTAATTTCTTTGGTGCTAATTGTGTAAGTCCGTAAAGTTCAACATTTTTATTTTTAACTTCAATCCAATCTTTTTGAATTCGCGTACTTGTTACATTATATAAATCATGAGCGTGTGCTTCAACAGTATATGATCCAACGTATGGTAATGTTAATGGGAAATGGTTGTATTCGTAAACAGGACCTCTGAAAGATCTGTTGTAACCATTAGGTCCTATTAATTTCCATTCTATTTCATAAATACCCCTGTGCCACCAATCTTCCCAGTTTAATAATTTGTTACCGTTATCTTCTAAGGTTTTAAAATATGCAAATGTAGCTGTAGGATCTGTTGTGAAATCGGTTGAGAAGTTATAAACTCCCTTACCGGAATATTCATCACCAGCATCTTCCCATGTAAAATCTGCAAAATCCCATGAGTCTTCTAATCCTTCTTCGATATGTAATGAGATGGGAGCCCCTATTGGAATTCCATCAATTGTATTAAAAGTATCTAATTTACTATCGTAGTATTCTGTGTAGAATGTTTCAATTGAATCACAAATTTCTAATTTATCAATTGCCGGTATTGCTTCAAAGTCTTGATTAAAACCTGTAAGTCTATAATCAACTAAACGAAGATCTTCCATAAACACATCTCTAAGTGCTGGAACCTTTTCTACTGTATATTCTCTACCAGCTTCCTGTGCTTTAATATTATGTTGGTTATTCCAAACATTTTGATTAAACTGCGAGAAGTAATCTCCTTCCCCTGTAATATCTACAATTTTAGCCTGTAGTGGTAGGTATTCTTTTTGTAATTTATTTTTTAATCCATATAATTTGATTAATACCTCATCTGGCGAATAATCTAAAGTTTCTTCAACAATAGGCATATCCCATTCGTCTTGTTTACCAGTTGGCGTATTTAATCTGTATACTAAAGAAAACCTTGAAGTTTTCTTTTGATTTGAATTTGGTAGATCTGTTGTTTTATTTTTATCAGCTAAGAAACCAATAACATCTTGATTAGGAACTGCAACAGCTTTTAATTTACCAAAGTTTTCACTTTGTTCATTTATGTTTAACCAATATTCTTTTAATGTTACCTTATCGTATCCGAAGAAATCAACGGCATTTAACAAGGCTTTATAAGTCCCTATAAAGGGCTTTATCTGTGAAGCCTGTAATAATAGCTCTTTTCTCTTTTGATTAAGTAGGATGTGATCAGGTGATTGCTCGTTGATGTTTGAATCCTTAAATATGAAATAGTCTAAATCGTCAAGATTCATACCAATATTCGTTAGTAAGGTTCTTAATCTTTCATCTTCTCCTTCAACTTCACCATATACTTTAATTCTTGCAATCTCTCTAGTCTCTACGCCATTAACAACCTCTATAATTGAAAGAGGTCTAACGTGAAATCCTTCAACTTCAGAATTTAAAGCAGCGCGTACCATTATAGGATTGGCTTTTAAATTTGCAGTTACTATTTTTTTATCAGTAACTGTATTATAGTCTACTTCAATACTATTATCTAATAATGCAGCAGTCTGTTCTAAATCTTTTTGTACTATTATTTCACCAGCATTTGATTTAGCACTATATAAAAATATATCTTCACTTGTATTATAGTCATTTGAGAATCTAAACTTAAAAGAAACAGTACCAACTGCTTCTGCAATTGGAGTAACATGTAAGTCTTCGAACAACTGTCCTTCAACATTCTCTAAAATATGGAGAGTTAATGTCTCGTATAATCCTGTTGAAACTAGTGGAAGATATGCAACCCCTTGCCATAAGTCTAAGTCTGTATTAAAGACTAGATTTAAATCGTTGGAATCACTATCAAAAAATCTTAGATTATTATATGCCATTATCTGAATCTTTTATCTTCTTTTTTAGTTGTATATGACTTGAATCCTTTTAAATAAGCGACTGCATTAATTAAGTCAGAAAATGTCTTTTGGATTAATATTACAAAATCATTCATTGTATTATTTCTAAAAATATACGCTGACATAGATTTTCTTAAAACATTCTGACTATAATCATTACCTAGGTTTTTGCGATTATCGACTGCAGTCTTACGTACGTCCGAATCTCTCCTTTGTCTACTCTTAAATAAATTTTGAATAAGTGAAGCCATTATAATGCTTTTCTATTTTTAGCTTGTATTTTAGAGAACACTGTATTTGGTACAGCAGGCTCATCGAAGTAAATTGATAGTGCCGCCATTTCTCCCATTTTAGCATCGTCTAAAACAGCCACGTTATCTCTATCTAACCAACCTCCTCTAAAAAGAGCAACTTCTTCTTTTTCTAAAATAATATCTCCAAAAGAATCTAAGTTTATTACCTCTTCTGGTAATGCAGCATTAGGTTCAAAGTTAATTTTTTGTTTTGTAACCGTTCTTTTAAAGAAAACATATTTAGATTTACCGTTTCCAATATCTTCTAATACTGGAGTTGATGGAGTTACTGTTACTTTTTCAAGAATGTAATAACCTAATCTTCTTGCGTCTTCTTCTGTTTTAGAAGTAAATTTAACATTTACAGAATCTATACCCTCTACTGTTTCCAATAATGCAATGATATCTGATTTTGGTAAACGATCTCTTCTTGTTATATTAATTAAATAGTCTGAAATCTTTGCACGAATTTCAGAATACATTGTTGCTTTATTATATCCTTCAAAATATCTTACTTTAACATCCATTCTAAAGTTTTGAACACTAGGCTCTACTATTTTAACTTCAGTAGTAACCATTTGTTGTCCACTGTTTTCTAATAATTCCAATAGACCGTTCTTTTCATCACTAGAGAAAAAGAATTCATCTAATCCTAAATTGAAATAATCTTTATTCTTAGTTAATTTTCTAGCAGTATCCGGCAACATAAATAAATAGATAACATTATCATCATCTAAATATCCATCATCAGTCGTGTTATATGCATCTAAATAAGAGAACATTCCATACCTAGATAAAAAGTGTTCGTATGCATTTGGATTTGCCAATACAAACGAATGTGATTGTAGAGGAGCTATAAGTTTAGTTAATTCTGTTGATTCTTGATCTGCTCCCATTTTAGGGGAAGCCGTAAATGAAGCTTCTAAAAGTTCGTTTAAATCATATGTTTCTCCAAGTGAATCAAAACCTTCGCTAATAAATTTAAATGTAAGATCTTTAGAACCTGTTAAATTTCCTCTCGAACCATTAGTTAATAAGTACTCTATATCTATTGAAGCACCTTCATTTGGTATTGCGCCAAATGAACCATTTCCAAAATAAATATCTAATCCACCTGAAATACCAGTCTTAACTAAATATCCTTTAGTACCGACTTTCATATCATATAATGAATCGTACTTAGTCCATAATTCACTATTAATACTTACTCTAGTCGAGTGATGATCCGTTAAACCTTTAACTATAACATTAAATGATTGTAATTTTTCACCGGTAGCAGTTACTGTTTGTGTTTCAATCTCTCCTTGAACAACTGGAATGTAAATATATTCTGAATTGCTTTTTTCAATTCTAAATTTATCGTTGTTTGTCTTTAAAATATATGTTAATCCGTTTTCAGTACATTTAATAGTAGAATTCTTTATAATATTAAGAGCATCACCTGCTAAAGTTTCACTAGCTGATATATTTAAACGCAGTTTAATTTCACCATAAGCACTAGCTCCTCTAAAAGAATCATGCCCTGCTAATCTAGCAAGTCCATAAATAGATTCAGGATTTTGTGCAGTTAATATATTCTGCTCAACTGTTGAATCTTCAATGTAGAAGAATATCAGTTTTGTTAGTTCAGTTAATACATCCAAGATTTGAGAAAACGGAGAAGCCGTTGTGAATAATTCACTAGTTCTTCCGTATAATCGCGAAATGTATGTTCTCGTATCTGAGATCATTTCATTTGCTTTAATTCTTGAAGTATTTAAAAATTTAAATTCAGCCATTTTATTTTTATTCTATTTTATACGTAAACACCCATTTGGATTCTACCATCAACTATAATATCTAAAAAGACAGCATGTCTGTCCGTTTCATCTGCGTAGTCTATTTCTATATCAACACTATATTTATTAGATAATGGAGCGTATGCAACCAATTGATCTTGTATTGATTTTTTTAACATATAATCATTATATCTTAATTCATATACATAATCTTCTAAATTTGCACCAAAATTAATATCATTTAAAACCTCTCCCTTTCTAGTGAAAAGAATTGTTTCTATTTGAGTTAATAGCATTGATATTTCAGCATCTTGCTGTAGTTTATCAGGGCTAAAGTTTGGTTCTCCAACATTTTTTACGTAAAATTCCATATAGTATATATACCTTTAAGAATGCATCATCCAATCCGTGCCTTCGTCATTCTTTATTTCTTCTATTACTGCTTCTAATTCCGATTCGCCAAGACCTTGTATTAAATCAGCGTTTACTTGAATATTTCCAGGTAACGTGAATCCAAAGATTCCTAATTTTTGACCTAATGATACTTTAATTTTAGCAGCACAATATCTAAAGAATGCCTCATCTTCAAACAATGCACATTCTGGAATAGTTTCATATACCTCTAAAATAACATCTCTTTGTGGTGTTCCACCTGTAAATTTTAATTCATGTGTCGATTGACTATAATTAAATGAGATAGGATTTTCAATAATCTGACGAGCTAGATCATAAAAACTTTCGTTAATTACAAATGATTGTAGGTTTTCAGCACCTGCTGCCGTTGAGGCTCCACCGTACATTCCCTGCATCATCATTCTTTCTGTTGAGAAATCTCCTTGTGAGAAATTAATATCTGAAGAACCTCCCCATCTGCTTCCAGTTTCAAATACTCCATATACTGAGAATATCTCATTTCCACCAGTTGTTGCATCAGGACCAGGTAATGTGATGCTTCTGTTTGCTTTAAAGTACTCACTATCAAATAAAGATACTGGTAATACCACGAAACTTTCTTTAACGGAATATTCATAATTCTTGTAAAACCATTTCTTTGATCTTTTTACAATATTTTGAACTTCCTTTTTTGGTAAATTCATTGGAATCATACAAGATCCTGTAACTTCCTCAGCTAATTCGGTTACGAATGCATTAAAACACTCACTTCCAAATTGTGGATTTGCTAACCAACTTTCATCTCCTAAAAATATATTACTCATTTTCCTTATTTATTTTTTATACTTCTGTATAAAGTATTTTTTCAGTGCCATCGAATTTGGCTGTTTTCTTATCGTATTTTCCCTCTCTAAATATACCACCAGTCATTTTACCTTTCATAATACCGGTAGTTCCATAAATATATGCATCTTCTAATTCACATGATTGATGTACATATGAATTCTTTACCTTAGAACTAATTATTGTACAGCTGTCATAAAAGTTACATTCATTTATATCAGATCCATCTAATTCGCATCTAAATAAATCACAATGTTTTAATTCTCCTTTTATTTTACTATTTACAAAATCATAACCTGCAATCTCAACACAGTATGACAATTCACCACCATCAACCTGTACCTTACTAGTATCAGTATCATAATTGATATGACCTTTAGTTATAGAACCATGTGTGAATAGCCTCATGACTTGTTCTTTTATATTTGACCAATGTAGATCTAATATTTGAGGGTGTTTTTGTAAATCAACAGTGAATTGAATATCCTTCCAGTTCTTTTCAATTGATCTCCAATCTTTCCTAGCACTTATAATTCTTTGATTCTCTGCAAGTATTCTCTTTAGCTCTAATGCATTAAGACTATTAAATTGAGTAGATTCAGTAGAATTCCAAAGCTGTACTAGAAATTGATCTAGCATATGTAGCACGGTTGAAGTTTTCTTTTCCCAATCTTCACCTCCTATATATCTAAACTCTAGATAATTTTTATGTCTTTTATCAAAGTTAATTCCATAATATTTAGAATCCGGATATGTAAAATTTTGTTGATTAATAGTCTTACCATCAAAGAAATAAGTATCTTTATTTGGTAATATAAATTTAACTGATTTAGCATATGCAGATCCTTTTCTTTCTGGAAAGAATTTAAATACTTGATCTTCTTTAAAATCTAAAATAAACTTAAGAACATTCATCTTAGATATTCTATTCTTATTTTCTATTTTATTTTTATCAAATGATAAGTTTAAGTGAATTGACGAACGATCGGTAGTATATCCGTTTTCTTCTATCCATTTACAAACATTTATAATCATTAAACGAGCATTGTAATATGGCATAGGGCCTGTTACCAATTCCATTAATTTAACACCACCACTCATATCAGGCTCTAGTTTAAAATGATCAGCAGTTGGCTCAAAGTCACTATGTGCTTTGGTCTCTACCTGAATCTTTTTATCTAAAAGACTTCCAAGTTTTTTGGCAGTTTCTTCAATAGGAAGATTTGAATAAAATTCGAATTCGACACCAACTAAGGCATTTTTTAATATTTTTGAATCGTTAAATGTGTTCATATTAGATATCTATTAAACTTAAGTTAGTTTATATATTCTAATTATATTAAGATAATCTCAATAAAAAACCCGAGACTATTAAATCTCGGGTTGTTTACTTAAAAAATATACTTATTAAATCTTTAAAAAGATCTTACGAGTAGCTGCGTCAATTCGTGTAACTTGAACTGTGATGCTATCTCCTGGTTTAATATCAGTTGTTTCTAAAACATCTTCAATTTCAGAAATATGTAATAAACCTGCAACTCCTTTTTCAATATCGATAAAGATTCCATAATCTTTAACAGCTCTAACCGTTCCTACAACCTCACTTGGTGTTTTAATACGATCTTCAATACCGTCCCATAGGTCAACACTAGGTGCTTGATCTAATTGAGTTAAGATAATCTTAGTTTCGCTAACAACTTCCTTAATTTTAAAAGTTATTTCAGCACCTGGATTAATTTCTCTAGCTTTATGAGCTTTTAACATTTCTGGTGTTAAGTCGTTAACGTGAATCATTCCAGTTAAACATTCGTTGAATTCAACAAATACTCCGTATTTTGCAGATCCTGTAACGTTTCCTGTAATTTCCTCTCCAATGTTTTCTTTTAATGATTCAATTCTAGATGGAATCATAGCTTTAAGATATTCTCTATGTGATACCACGATAGTTCCTCTCTTTTCTGAGAAGCTTACAGGCACTACATACATATCTGTTCCGATGATAGATTCAAAGTCTACTAATTTATTAATTCCAGCTAATGAACCTGGCATAAAACAATCAATTCCTTGAATACGAACGATGTAACCACCACCCGGAATCATTTCAGTAACTGTACCCATATATCCGGTTGATCCACCCTCAATAGAAGCCATAATTTCAGCAACAACTGCAGTCTTAACTCCAGCTGAAATAGAACCTAATACGTATCCTTTAGATCCACCGTATTCTAGAACCTGAATCTTAACTTCATTTCCTACTACAAATTGATCTCTGATGCTTGCTTCTTCTTTAACAACGGAAACATAAACCGATTCACGATATCCAATATCAACGGATACCCATGTTTCGTTAACTGTTTCAATAACACCATCATATATTCCACCATTTTCAATTTTTAACTGTTGAATGTGTTCTACTGATTCTTCGTAACCTGTTAATAGGTTTAAGAAATCCTGTGCGTAAGGTGCTGTTGAATATACAGTCCATCCGCTTGGTGTTTTTAATTTAGTATTTTGAACTCTTGATTGGCTCGGACAACCTTCTTGATGCGCATCCCAATCAAATTCTTCGATAGGAACATTTGCATATTCAGTAAAGTCAATCTCTACTCTTTTTTTAGTTTCAACCTCTGGATTAGTTACCGGAAGTCTTTTTCTCTTAACGTCTTGTGACATCTTTTTTTAATTTAAATTGTTAGTAATTGTGTGTAAATAATTATAATGTATATATACGTTTTAAAATACAACAGGTACGAATCCAACCATTGGTACAGGACCAGCTGGGGTTGTAATACCTCCTAGATATAAAAACTTTAATAATGCTAAATGCTTAGCGAATGATACTGCAACTGCGGTTGCAACTAATTTTGATGCTATTGGATTGGCCGGCTGGACTTCAAAAATCTTACCAGTGTTCCATGCCCTTCTTAAATCGTTTGCTAGCATTGATTTACTTCCATAATATATTGGTGCATATATACCACCCAAAGGTACAGGTACATTACAAGGTGGGACCGGAGGTGATGATGTGAAGGGCTGTACTGTTGATGACATCCAATATGTAATAACAGCTGACGACATTATCTCATAAGGATCTACTCCGTCTTCTTCCTGATCTTGTTTAAGCTCTTCTTCTTTAGATCTTGCCCATTTTATTTGAAGTTCCCACCACCTTTTCTTTTCTTCCTTATATAGTTTTACCTTTCTAGCATGTGATCTAGAAGCAACTCCTGAATTAATAGACGTATCATATGCTTTTACATATATAAATTTACATATAAAATCAGCTGTAATATCCTCAGGTATTGCGTCTACTCTATCTTCATGTTCCTCTTGAAAAACATATTGATTTATAGTATCTTCAACTTCAATAGGAGGCATTATATCCAATGGGAACCTTTTTCGACCTATCCTTAATCTAGATTTCTCGTCTGCTCGCCATGTCGACTCTAATCTTTTAATGCTGTTTTCAACTTTTAATCCAAGTGTAGAAAAAAGACCATAATTTCCCAAGCGATAAACCCATGTTCTAAAGTATATAGTTCCGTCGTTTTGTGCAAGAACTCTCATTGCTAATGCATCTATCTGTTCTTCATCAGTCATTGTTGGAATTGGATTCCTAGGTTCTTTTTCAATAACCTCAGGATATTCTGAATTCTCTCCTTGTAATAAGTCATCAATGTCACTTAATTTCTCAAGAACACCACCATCACCTATTGTTATAGATTTTGATTTATTAACAGTTCTAATAAGATCCTCACCAGTACTGTTTAGTATTTCAATAAAATTATAAGCGTATGTACCAGCAACTTGCGGTATTTTAAGGGTTGTGAATCCGTCATTCCCGATTGTCACTAGTCCTTGCTCAACCTCGTTTAATGAATATCTTACCTTATAAGATTGTTCATCATCGTATTTTGATAGTGTGAATTTAACTATATAGTTATGTGAGACTGAATTAATATCAGAAGACGCCTTTGTTATTATATTAAAATCTAAAGAATCTCCTTGCTCTGTATCTTCGATTGGATACGGAACAGGACATGTTGAATTATATAGAGGATAAAATCTAAATTTTTCTAGAGTATCTGTATTTTCTAGTGCCCATTTTTCAATTTCACAATTTGCATCAAAACTAAGATCTGCGTTTGGCAAGCCTTCCATCATATCTCTATACTTCTCGATTGTTTTCCTATCTTCTAAGGAAGTATCATAATCTTCATATAGTTTTTTGAAAGCCTTATCAAAACCCTCTACAAGTATTAGTTTTTGACCAGTATTATTATGGGTATTTCCAAATGGGGTTTGAGCAGTTGACACTGCTGACGTATATTCGTTTGCAAGAAACTCAGCAAAATCCCCTATCTTAGGAGGATCGGTTTCTGTAGCGATGCCCATTGATTCAGAGCTCCTACTATCTAGTTTAGTAGATACGTTATTTATAAATAAAGGCCACTTTGCTGGCATGTTAGATTGGTTTTATAGAATTATATATCTTATTTATCTTTCTGTTGATAATCAATGTGTTTCCCTTTCAACTGGCCTATTAATATCGGTGTTGGTGCAGCAGGTGGTCCGGATGGACCTACCCCAGTTGGATGAAAGTGACTTTTATAATCATCTAGTAATTCATTTAACCATTTTTCTAAACTAACTCCCCTAACAGCTGGTTCAGATTCATCTGCACCTTCTTCTCCCTCATTTGATAGAAATATGTTTCCAGAATCTAAAAAGATTTTTGAATCTGTTGATATTTTTATATGTCCTTCTTCGTCAATTTGAATAATTGGTCTTTCCTTAGCACCTGAACCTCTTGAGATTACTAATCCATCTTCTGGTGATGAGTATATCCTTATGTTTCTTTCTGCGTCATATATTAAACTAACAACGTTATGTGCTTCAGCTGAAGGATCTAAGATATCTTCTTTAAGTTCTTTATTTTGATTGATTTGAAACCAGTATTCAGGGTGATATATGTTACCATTATCAAAACGAATTGCTACTATGTCTCCGACCCTTGGTATTGAATGAGCTCCAGCATGGTCACGATTCATTGGGGTTGCCCATGGAATAGCATCTTCCGTTAATTTATCAAACTTACCAAATACTTTAACCTTACATCTTCCTAATTTAGTAGGATCTTCATTAGATACAACCTCTCCCAACCAATGGGTTTCCCTAAGGTTGTCAGATTCTAGTTCTTTATTTTTATTTTTGTTACTCATGTACGTTACCTAAAGATCTTATAGTTGCGCTATTTAATGTATCTCCTAATGTATTTCCTGGTTGTATAAGTCCACCATGTATGTTTTCAGTTATGGCAGCACTTATGTTTCTTGCTTGATTTGGCAACGATGCTACGTCATCAACTCCGCTAACGAAATCCTTATAAGCATTTTGAACTGCAGCATTTAATCTACCTATAGTAGCATCCTTTGCTTGTTGTTTAAGTTCTCCAACTTTATTATTAGCCATAGTTTTAAGATCAGTAATTGCTTTATCTGCAAATTGCTTTCCTGCTTCTAATGCCTTTGCTTTAGCCCAATCCGTTAGAGTATTGGGTCCACCTGATTCTGAATCAGGAGCTGGTGATAGATTATCATTACCGAATTCACTTGATACTATACCGTTAAGGGCTCTTGCTTCTAATGAATATAGTTTTTCATATTTTATTGCTATTTCGCCAGCAGCTGCTCCTTCCGGAGATTTCTTTAAATCAGCAAAAGATCCGGTTCCACTAGCCATATCAAATTCACAATACTTTAAACCAAACATAAAATAAGGTCTGCCGGATGTTCCTGATATACCTTCATTACTATTTTGAATATCTATTGAAGGTTTAAAATTATCTGGGAATCCCTTAAGAGCACCCTTATTAAGTCCATTAATTTTTGGACTACTCATGTTTTTAATAGTTCTAACTTCAGTAACATATACATACATTCTAAATTTACGTAAGTTTGCAGGTAAGATATATGTCCATTTTCTTTCGTCAAATACCGCTTTACGATATAAATGCATTAAACCTGCAATTGGAAGATTTAAAGATTCTAAAGTTTCAATTGTTAATACAGCGTCAGGTCCACCTTTATACGGTTTTTGAGGATCATATTGTTGAAGTTTTTCTAATCCACTAAGTCCTTGCCAGTACCATGGCATATCTTGATTAATAGTCTTAAGAGCTTTCTTAAAGTTCATCAATGCTTCTAATCTTTCTTTATAGAATTCAGACGATTCATTTCCCTCTCCTTCAGTTAACTTAAATAAAAAGTCTTCTGCTGGTTTAGATAAAAAAGGTGAATTGGCAGCATCTGCAAAATCAAACATCAACGTGAAAGATAGGTACGTTGGGTCTTGATAAGCATGCTTCGACAACTTACTCTTTCTAAAGTCTTGTGTATTTTTAAAATCTGACATATAACTATTTATTCTTTTTATATTTATCGTATATTACTAGGCGATATTATTGATACGGCTATTCCATTCTCTTCTAAGGAGTTTCATGTGTTGTTTTACAATACCTTCCGACTTCTTATATGTATATCTAATAGAACCTACTACATAGAATCCACTTAGGAATTCATCGATAGCTGTTTTATCAGATAATTCATCTTCTAAATCTGCGGTAGGTTTTGCATCAAATCCCATTTTTTCTTTAGCTCCTTTAACAGCAATATCCGCCCCTATTTGATCCTGTGTTTGTCCAAATATTGCAATAGGTATTTTTTGATATTTTCGTATAGCTGGATTATAACTTGAAAGTTCAACTTCCAAATACATTTTATCTAGTTCATCTAGATTTTGTTTATTGTGTAATTCTGCGAATGTATAATTTAAATGAGTATTCGAGGTCTCAGGATCACTGTGCCTTCTACCCATATATTTATATTTTATTTCGCTTTTATACCTCTCCTCATCCCTACGTCCTTTCAGGGGTTCAGCAATATCCTTTAACTTGGTTGATGTTAATGGTTCAATATCAAAACTAACTAAACCCTCATCAGAGTCGTTATCAAAGAATTGCAATACTCTTTTATATCCATTCTTTTTAACTGAACTACCCGTGTTGTTCTTAAGTGAATACCTATTGATATGTAAATTAGTACCAGCAAGTCTCTCGTGTGAAGATAACACTAAAGAAGTTTTTTGTTCGTTTGTAGCTTCTGTTGCGTCGGGTCCTAGTATATCGTTGTAATCAATATCCATTGAGGCTAATCCATCTTCAAAGCTTTCTTCAGCATTTAAAAGTAAATTCATATCGACATAGTTTAAATAATACCAAGGGTCTATTGAAAAGGTTTGGAATGAATCTTCGCTAACGTATGAGTGTGATACTAAATCTGTAATAGTATCTAACATAGGTTCAAATGATGTCATTACTTTCATAGCATCATCAGATGCATCTATATTGCTTGCTAATCCTATTTTTAAATCAGTAACCATTGTTTCTAAATGTTCTACTGAAGTTCCTAATCCATATTCTTTACAATCTTCTGCATATAATCCAGGAATTTTCATCCTGCCTGTGAATGAGTATTTTCCTCTACCAGTTCCTTGTGCAAAATTACTCCTAGGTGGAGAATCAACATCGTCAATATCGAAATCAATTCTAATATCCTTATAATCATTTTTAGCTTTTGAAGCTATTCTAACATTAATAACATCTCCATCCCTTGGAAATTGATCAGCCGTAAAATATGATTGATTATCTATAAGTGTCAAGGATATTGTTGGGATTATTCCCTCCAGTGATATTTCAAAATTAGATATATCCTCTTGATTAAATCTATAATTGTTAATCATAATAAGTGGAAATTCAACACCAAGTGCTCTAGAACCATGACTATCACCTGGGTTATCACCGTCCTGTTCGCCATATGATTTAAACTGTAATTTGTCTAATTCTAATGTAGGCTCTAATCTTGTTAAAATTTTACTGTCTAATGCCATCTTATATTATGATTGTGTCTCCTGTTATGTCTATATTCTTATCTCCGTCTTTTAATAAATTAGGAGGAAGTATTTGTTTTGATCCATTTGTCTTTTGATTTGCCTTCTTCTGTAAGTATTCTATTCTCTTTTTATCTTTAGTTGTTAATCTTTTAGAATCTACGAATTGATCTCGGATTGATGGTTCCTTTTCTACAGTACCATCCCCTATTAATTTAACTGGTTGGAAATTCTTTAAAGCAGATTTAACATCTGGTATATTTAATATATCACCTTCATTAATTGAAAAAGGATTTGATATATTGTTATATTTTAAAATATGCTCAGAATAATCTGGAGAATTAAAAAACTTTTCAGAAATAAGATCAATACGACATACTTCATCAGCGCTTACCTCATATACTGATATTGTACTAGTACCCGGGGCGAACACTAATGTTGGATGTGCAAGTATTAATTTACCATCTTTAATTTTCTTATCGTTTATTGATTTAAAGTTCATGTTAACCGTTTGCTATTTTTCTTACTTCTGGATCCAGCTTATGAGCCTTTCCTTTAGTTTTACCGTATGGATCTACATTTAATGTACTATTTACATCTGCTGTACCATCATTCGGCTGTATGTAAAATCTACCTCTACCTGAATTAAACATAGATTCAATTTCTGCTTTATCCCTAGGCCTTCCTGGTTTTAAAGTCACTGTAACAACCATTTTTTCTGGAAAATCCTGAACTCCCATTGCTCCTTCAAAATTAACACTAGTATTAGTACATGCTAAGTTTCCAATAACTGCTATAGGGTTTAGCGGATTACCTAGAGTTACGTGCCATTGTCCAGTAGGATCCCCTGTTAAAAGTGCGTTAACTGCAGCTGCACCCTGTGGTGAGTTAAACATTTTCATTAAACTACCACCTAACATGTTATTTAAAGTTTTTCCAATATTACCTTCACCAACAAATTCTTTAAAACCATCTACCAAGTTACCAAGTGCTCCCATTGCACTACCATCTTCATTCTTTTTACCAGTAACGCTTGAAACAACCGAAGTTAAAAATCCTTTATAATCTCCATTTTGTAATTTAGTTAAATTACCTAAAGGTTTTGCAACACTACCATCACCAACATATCTTACATCCCCACCCCAAAAAGGCGCGTTACTATAAGTTAATGCTAATATATTAGATAATTGATCTAACATAATGACCTTTGGATTTGCTCCTCCCAGATCTCTTAATTCATATTCAAACTTAAGTGTAAATTCTTGTGTAAAATTAAGACCTTGTTCTCTTTGTGAAACTTTCTTTATAACATTAAGAGGTCCAAACACGTGATTAGGATATGTTTCGCTAAATGCGTCATATCCTGCGTTTGCATTTCTAACAGCAGTATCGTAACCGTCCCTACCTTGGGCAGCATTACCTGCAGCAGATAATAATTTGTTACCATTAATAAAAGCACCTACCTTTCCAGAACCTGCTCCCTTTGTTGATTGTAATGTTTGTGTATCTGCTTCTGCTTCTTTCCAAGTATATCCGTGTGAGAAATTTAGAATATCGCTCAGTGCATTTCCAGTATCTTCACCTAACCATGTCACTGCTCGGGCAATATCGGGTTGAGGCGCATCCTTTCCAGCAATTTTAGGACTAATAACATCATCAGGGCATGGGAATGCAAACCTACGTAATGTTATCATCATATTGTTTGGTATTTTACCAAAATATTTTGCCAAAGCAAAGTCCGAATATGAATATTGATACCCTACACTACCTGATGTTAATTCTACAATTCTAGTAGCACTTGGATTAATTAAAGTCTTTGGATCTATTATATTATGATGGGGACTTGCAATTTTAGGTCCCACTGCCTCTAATGGAGTACCTCTAAAATTTACTAAAGAATATTTATTAAATAGCGAATATGGTCTTTCACCGGCTGATAATTCCTTTCCATCAGGATCTTTATGTATTACCGATTTAACACTATCTGTATAGAAACCCGCGTTATTTGATATTTTATTGTCTGTATTTAATTTATTAGAAGATTTACCAGTTAATGATAAACTACTATCTATTTCTTTATTAGATTTTAAGGTATTTGCGTTTTGTTTTTTTACAATCTGTGCTTGTACTCCAACGGGATCCTCTATATCGAAGAAATCATTGAAAGCTGATTTAACTTTTCCGAAGCCGGTCTCCCCCGCTTTAAGTAGATTCTTAGCACCAGTGTTCGCTGCTGCATCTATATTCATGTTTGGCATATTATATAATATTGTTTTGAACTAATACTATATATATATTACTATTAATTATCTATGATTTCAAGTTATCATAGTCAGATCCGATTGGTCTAAATAATAGTTTATTGTAGAATTCCTTGGATTTAGGTTCTCTATTCCCTAAGAATTTTTTAAGATGTGCTTCAAATACTCCCTTAGACTCATAATAATATTGTCCTTTAGAATATGAAGATCTAGTAGCCTTTTCATATAGCTCTCTAAATTCCTTTTCAATTAAGAAATCCTGTATGTTTATATATAACTCCTGAATTTGAGGGTATGATTTAGTACACATGACAGAGTCTACTACGATTTTATATGTTTCTGAGTTTGCATCTAGATGTTTTGCTAGTTCTGCTTTGCTTTTAAAGTTATCCCTGTTAAATCTGAATTTAGTAGAACCTCCTTTAAAATCTTTATCAAAATTCATATCGAAGAAATACCTTTTTAGAAAATTAATATCATCATAAAACTTTACAATTCTTATTTGATATTTTGGCATTGTTTCATCAAACTTAACATCATAGATTATAGCCCTAACAGGAAACACGATATTTGAGTATCGTGAGTTAGAAATTAATGCGTGAATGTATTCTCCCTTGCTAAATAGACGGTGTCTAATCATTATCTACAAATTTAACAAAATCAAATTTATTTAGTATCTCCTTAGAAGGAACCTTGTTCATATTAAGGATATTTAAAACAAATTTTAAGTTCCTATCAGTTTTTGATTTGGTTAACCCTATGAAGTTAACAACAGTATCTTCGTTTAAGTTTTTAAATGAATATACAATAGTAGTTATAATCTTCTTTTCAAGACTAACTGCTGTTCTAATAGAAGACATTATATTTAAACCTACTATCGAAGGAGTAGGTTCAACCCCGTATGGATCTGCCTTGATTAGCTTATTAGTAATAATAGAATAGTCAATAACGCTGAGCTGTGGATCTTCAATAGATCTAATAAATCTATTGAAATCCCGCTTCGATTGATACCATACACATTCTACTATAATACTATCCATTCTTTATATTACGAAGAATACTCAATTGAGCTTCCATCTTTTTTATTTTAAAATCAATTTCTTTTTTAGTAGGATTATAAGAATCTCCCCATCCAGATTTGATTTGTATCTGTGTATTTGACTTTGAATTACCAAACTCTAATCCAAGATCAATACATAATTCCTCAATAAATTTAATTTTATTAGAAACCGTATCGAATTCATAAACGGTGGTAGATTCATAAGATTCTCCACCGCCGTTTATATTGTCGTCTAGGACATTTTTTATAACACCATTATCTGCTAGCTGCAGTTTAACATGTTGCATATTATGCTGCTCTAGATAATAAAGATGCTTGCGCTTCTTTCTGTAACTTTCTTGCTAATTTTCTATCAGCTCTATAAGTGTCCTTGTCAGTAATTACTGTAATTGAAAATGCTTCTTCTAATTTCTTAATTTCAGATGCATTATAACCAATACCTGTCCAAGTTTCTTTTAATCTGTTTAATTTGTTTTGTAATTGATCTGCAATAGAATCATTTACAAATTTCTGATAAGCTTCATTAGCCGCTGCTCCGTCTTCTGCCATTTTAGCATACCATGCAATTCCCTGTGGCGAGAACCTACTGAACATGTTCTTAACTTTTAAGAATCCAGCGTCTCTATAATTCATTCTTCTTTGTTTTCTTGCGATTGATGCCATTTTATAGTTGTATTAGTTAATATTAATATTTATCAGTTTTTTATTATGAGTAGTATTCCGATAGAAATGTTGTAATATTAGACTTAATATAGTCTTGTAATTTATCCATTTCTATTTGGGAAAGTGCAACCTCCATGATTTCTTCATTAAGATCATCTGATTCCATTCCTTCACCTAACATTGAATATAGCTGTGGTGTTGGAATATTAAGATTAATTTGAATAGGAACGTTCACTACGTTTTTCTTACTCATCTTCAATATCATTTTACCGAGTACTGAAGGTTCATTCTGTACAACTGTAATAGCTGGAGGCACTATAGGCTGTGTTGGTAGAGGATTACCTGAAACCAGCGCACTTGCGTTTAAAGCACCTGGTAAAGGTATTCTACCATCAATTACTTCCTCTAAAAATTCAGATCTTATTGTTTTAAATATTTTACTACCGTCTGTGAAATTAATAAAATCAGAATCTTCACTAAGTACATCCACTATGACTCCAAAGTTATCTCCTTTAATCCACTGGTATTGTTTAATCTCTTCTTGCACTGTTGCCATTTTTTATATTATTTAATAATTATACTGCTAAAGTACTTTTTGTTTAATCTAAATATTCTTTTGCAAATAAATCAATGAATTCTAAAGAATCAGAAGGACCTATTAAAATATCAGGTTTTATATAAGTTCTAGCAAAGGAATCTGATCCTTGTTCTATCAGAATCTTTTTCAACTTGTGTAATTCAGGTACATATCTTTTATTTATACTCATGATTATGCCTATAGTGTTATTTGTTCTACGATGATTCCAGCCTTTCCCAATAACTCTACACCACCCATATCTCTATATGTTTCTGTATAATATACTTTTGAAATTCCGGCTTGTATGATTAATTTAGCACATCCAAAACAAGGACATGTTGTTGTATATAATTCTGCACCATTACAACTCATTGTTGATTTTGCAACTTTCATAATTGCATTTGATTCTGCATGTAGAACTTCAGGTTTTGTTGTTGCACCGTGTTTGTGGCAAACACCATTGTTACATTCATATCCCTGTTCCATTAAATCGACAGCGATGTCTGGATTTTCGTAATACATGGTATCTGTTTCTTCGCATTCATTATCGAAACCATGTGGAGTTCCATTATAACCGAATGATATTACCTGGTGATCCTTTACAATAACACATCCGACTTTACGTCTTTCTGCGTAACTTAATTCTGCAAATTGATATGCATTTTGCATATAAACCGATTCTATTCTTATTCTAGGCATAATTATATTTTATAGTAATTATATAAGTTAGATTAATATTGTTTCTAAAGTAAAAAAGCCCGGTAATTACCGAGCTTCCATTTAAATTATGTTGTTAATTATTCAACAGCATCTGCGTCTTCAGCAGATTCAGTTTCTTTCATCTCATTCATTTTCTTAGTATAAGATTCTATCATTCCGTTACATGCAGCTTCATAAGCCTCTGTTGAATATTCTTCTTTCATTTCAGTTAATGATTTCGCAGCAAGTGCAGCTATTAATGCAGCATTTTCAATCATATATGATTCTACAGTATGATCATCGTGTGCGTCATCTTCATAAACCTTAGCTTCATTTTTACAAGCTTCGTAAACTTCTTGTAACATTTCACTAACTTGTTTAGCTTCTTCAGCTTCTTCTTCAGCTTCTTCTTCAACTTCTTCAGCTTCTTCTTCAACTTCTTCAGCTTCTTCAATTTCTTCTTCAGTTTCCTTTGATTCGAAAGTATCAACTGGATCAACTAATTTAGAATCAATCGATGCTACGAATT